CTTGGTAGTTGTGTTCTCAACGTCTAATACTAATCTCATCCATCTATCCTCTTACGCCGTGTACTGACTACGATCTCCGTCTAGTTCGCAATGTACGACACCATGCCATCCACCCTTAAGCTTATTCTTAGCTATGTTCAAGTGCCTTTGTGGATCTTGTTCGTCAGCACCCTCAACTAACTTGTTACGAGAGATAAGTAACATCAGGTCAGCTTCACTTGCCTTGCCTGTCTTACTGCCTTCCATCATGCTCTGATCAACGTACACCTTACCTTCTGCATCTGCTGATAGCTGGGACATCCAGATGATAGCGCAGTTGTGCTGCTTGGCTATGTTACGTGCATGAATAGCAGCATCCTTAAGATATACGTGTGAGTCAGAGCCACCCTTAGAGGCAAACTTATCTCCCATGTCAAGCACGACTACATCTGGAGAGCAAGCCTTAACAACAGCCTCTACCCACGCCATATCCTTTCCTGTGCTATCCTTAATATAGATGTTCTCACTGATAGTCTTGTAGCGTGTCGCAGCGAGTGCGTAGTTGCCCTTAACCTCTTCCATTGACATAGTGGTAGCGGCACTAAGATACCTAGCTCCTACACGATGTGATGGCTCCTCATTGCACAGTATCATACACTTAGCACCCTGATCAGCAAAGCCGCCTGGTGATGCTAGAGTAGAGGCATGGAAGCTTGTCTTACCAGTGTTAGGTCTAGCACCTACAATAACGAAATGCCCAGCGCTTATACCTTCTACTCTCTTTTTAAGTGACGGTATGTTCCACTTCCACTGGCATTCAATGTCATTAGCCTTAAGTAAAGTATCAATAGACATATCATCCCAATCAACCTTTAGGTTAGGCATGAAGTCATCCTGATAGTTCTTTATTAAGTTACGCAAGGGTTCTAGGCTATGGTCACCACCGTTGACATAATCAAAGCCAATGTTAGCTACCTCTTCACCTACTACCTGTTGGAACATCTTAGACAGTACTTCTTCAGCTATACCTTGAGACATAGGCTCTTCTTTGTTTATCCTACGGAAGACATCCTTGTATGACTCCTTGTTAGCTGTAGTTAAGGTGTTGTTACTAAAGAATAAAGCCTCTAGCTCCGCTACACTAAGGTCTTTCTCATAGGTATCCATAGCGTAGTCAATGGTCTTCTTTACAAGACGTATATCCTTAGTGAATAGTTTATCTGGGCAACGTACTCCTTTGTTGTTATCATAGAACTCTTTGTTCAAGAGGGTCTTGACAAGTGCAAACTCCATCATGCGTACACCTGTCTAATAGCGACTATCTCACGTTGTATGTAAGCTATCTCTACCTCAAGCTCTTTACGCTTAGGAGTTAGCTGTTTCGTTCTGCCTATAACTGCTAGGCGCTGGGCTTCTAGGTCAGATATCTGATCCTTTAGTTGTCGTAGATTCTTGCTCATCTCTTAGTTCTCCTTCTCTACCGCATAGAACATACCTTCTGTCCTACTCATTGATATAAATAGATCTCTTAGTTGTTGATACGACATGTACAACATCTGGTACTGATCTAAGTCATCATCAAACTGTCTAATATAAACTGTATTATCTTCTCCTATAATCATTTCTACATCATTGAAGGCGTCACCCTCATCTAAACTGGTGATGACAGATGCATCACTCTCAAACTCAACTGTGAACATTGTTAATTTTTGCTCTCTCTATTGCTCTTTTGCGTTCTGACTCGTTAAAGTCCCTTATGTCTTGCTGGTCATACTCCGTTGTATGGTTTAGTTGTTGTTGTAATTCTTCTATCTTCTCGTTAGCCATCTTTAGCTCACGTTGTAGGTTCTCTATTTCACCTGACATACTCATAACTTTTACCTCTAATCTAGCTAAGCTCACCTAATGCCTCCCATGAAACAGGGAATAAGTCAAGCATTATTTCATTTATCTGATCTGCTACTACTCTTGTTTCGTATTGTGTATCTGACTTACACCGTAGGTTACACATGTCAGAGAAGGCATCCATGCTACCTGACCAGTACCACTCAGTCATGGTGGACTGTGGAAGCGTCATACGGGCTTGCTCTGGTGCGACACCTTGCTTAAGTAATTCTTTGTATGCCTTATTACACCATACATCATGCTTAGCTAAGGTACGCATACCAGAGTAAGATAATTCTACCTTCCCTTCACTGCCCTGCTTCTTATCATCACTCTTGCCTCGCCACTCACTAGGCACATAGAACTCAGGTTCATCATCCACGTAGCGCCTAGATATTTCGTTCCATCTCAAGAACTTATGCTTGACAAGCTGCCTAGCTACAAACACTGGAGCCTTAACGTGAAAGCTTGCAAAGGCATGACCAAAGGGTGACGTATGCTTGTACTTGGCTAGGTACTTGATAAGCCTAGTGTCACCCTCAGTCATCTCTGTGTGATTCTTACCAAAGCTAACCCTGGCTGCGTTCACTACAGACAAGTCACTGCCCATGTGATCCACGTAAGTAGCTGTTATCATGGTAATTTAACCTCAATACACTGTAGTGTTTCTGATGGATCATTAACTAAGACCCTTGCTCTACCTAGCGCACCACCACACAAGGTCTTATTATTGAATGTACCCAAGTGATGATAGTATATACCTTGATCTGGTACAAACTGCATCCATATTAATATCCATACTACGTTCATTTCTTATTCTCCTTTATCTCTGCTTCTAGTTTAGCTATACGTTCTTCTAGCTGATCTACTTTGTCTGCCAGAATCCTTATGTAGTACCTACTATTCAACTTACAAACTCCTTAAGCTTATCAATGTCAGACTTTAATGCATACTTTATATCATCGTCAAGACGTAAAGCACTGGTAGGTAGACCTGTCCAAGACACAATCTCTCGTGTAAAGGTCAACGTCTTGGGTGCGGCATCAGGGTCAAGCGCTACGATAACTCTGCTATACTTTGCTATCTTAGCTTTGTGATGCTCTGTAAGTGACGTACCAAGTAAAGCCATAGAAGTTAAGCCTGGACATATCCTTGCGGCTGTGATTGCACTTATTACATCCTCTACTACAAGTATAGTACCGTTTGGTATACCTATGCACTTCGTAAAGTAATGACCTAGACCAGAGTACCTGTACCACTTAGGTATAGCACCATCTAAAGCTCTACCAGTAGCATCTACAAGCTTACCGTTACTAGTACAGGGGAACACACAGCGGCGATCCTTAACGTCATACATAAGATCCTCACCTTGTATGTTCCACCTGTTTACAAACCTATGGAATAACTTGTGTTCTGGCTTAGGTGACACAACATACTCAGGTAAAGTCATTCTTTCTATCTCCTTCTTCTTACTACCTTCTGTAATCTTACTCCAAGCATTGAGTTTGGCTTGTATCTCTATTGCAGTCAAGCCACTGCCATACGCTCCTTTACTATTACAGGATAACTTATAGCAGTTGTATACAATAATGCCATCCTTGTTGGTTGCACTGAAGTCATTCTTAGTGTGACAAATAGGACACATACCTCTGAAGGACAAACCATCAGTTAGATTAAGTGTGTCTAAGTAGTCACTGATTTTACTCATCTTTATTACTCCATCTCTTTGCTAGTGCATTGGTAGCACCTGTGAGTGTGTTTACTAAATAAGGTGTAACAGAGTTAGGGCTAGTATGTCCACTCACTTGCATGATTTCAAACTGATCTGCACCAGCCTCAACCATCTGAGTGATAGCGGTACGCCTTAAGTCTTGACCTGTAATATCTGATGGTAGTCCAGCTATTTCTTTTACCTCATTGACTACTGCGTGTATCTCCTCTTCTTGGTAGGGTGTGTATGCCCCTGCTCTACGCTTCACTCTTGGAGCTACATACTGTTGAAAGCCCCAATCTTCTTTCTGTAGTATCAGCATCTTGTTTAGCTGGGGTGGTATGGGTAGGTGTACTTCTGCTCCTCTCTTTCTTTGTGTTAGGTCACAGCGCTGGGCTTCTAAGTCTAGCTTATCCCAGGTTAGTGTACGCATATCACCTAAGCGTTGCGCCCACTCGTAAGCCATGTGTACTATTAAACCAATAGAACGATAGTCAAACTCACCGTATGCAGTATCTAAGAACGACTTGACGTTCTGGTGTGTCCACCTTACACGCCTTGGCTTATCAGCTATCTTGTCAACCAAACTTATAGGGCTTAAGCCTTTCTCTACTATTCCTGCTTGCTGTGCAACACGATAAACGGCTGATAAGCATTCAGACCTAATGTTAGCTGTGCGAATACCATTGTTTTTTCCCTTTTTCTTTACAGTACGCACCCAGATAGCGTAAGCCTCACTTAGATGCGCCACACCTAGATTGTCTATGCGTATACTGCCTACCTTTCTACCATCCTTTAATACAGTATCGCATACTTTGTTAAGCTCACGGGTGTTATTCTTTTGTGTCTTTCCTGATAATGTTAGGAACTTGTTTGATTGGTAGTAGAACTCCACCAGATATCGAAAAGGGTGCTTGCCCTGTGGTACTATTGGGCTGAACTTTCTTGACACTCTCTTTCTCCTTTTCTGTTTTAGGTATAGCTCTGTCTGACCAATCGTCACACGGGTCATCTTCGTTTGTTCCGTCCATCCTTTCCCCCTTGAAACGTATCGTAGATAAAGTAAGCACCCGCTACGAAATAGGCTATTATCATTAGTATAGGTATAGCGTACATATAGTATCCTTTATGTTAGAAAAATGGGTAATAGTTATCTCCCTCAGCTATACATTTCTTTACGTGCTTAAGCTCACCTACAAGATGTTCTACATCCTCTGACTTGCCTATCCAATCAGCATCGTCAATGAACCTCTGTAGCTCATTGTGATACTGGTGTACACCTACTAAGTTTTCAGTGTTAAACTTTTCTTTCATGGGCTAAACTCCTCTACCTTAGCTTCTGTGTAGATAGCCTCTAAGCGATCTACTTCCTTGTCTGCTTTATACTCCTCTACATCATAAGCCCTATAAAAAGATAATTCTCCTTGTATAAGCTCTACATTCCATGATTGGTTGCTGTAGTGTTTCTTCTTACGTATGATAAGCCTAGACATATTAGTCAGTCTCCTCATCTTTTATGCCTGGAAATGCTTGGTACATCTTATAATATAGATGTTTTATTGCTGTATCTGTTGACTTGTAGCAATCACCATCCATTTCGCTTGTCTCAGTGTTATACATATCAAGCACACTAATGCAATGTTTTAGTACATCCTGTTGTTTACGTGTTAGCTTATCAAAACTTGCATTTAGCTTTTTCTCTTTAGCGTCACGTTCAGCTTTAAACTTAGCACTACGTGCGGCTTCTTCTTCATTCTCAATATAAGGCATTTAGTCAGTCTCCTCTTGTGTTTCTACTATTATATAATTGAACGCTAATTGCTTTACCATGTCAAGTATTTCATCATAGCGTTCTTGCGCTTCTATTGTGTATACTGGCTCCCCTTGATTATCTACAGGGTATTCCCCTGCACCATCCTTGATATATGGATATTCAGTCCAGACCTCACTAAGCCATTCACACGCTATGTCTTTGCACATGTCTTTAAAGTCAAAGGCTGGCATCACTGCGGCTTTGTTAGACATTTTTATATCTCCTATATAAGTTTAAGTTGTATTGGCTCTTGGTATATTTCTTCTAGTCTTGG